CACCCACCTTTTTATGATTATTTTCTATATAAATGGCTAAGTCATTGATTTATATAGGATAAATAATTAAGAAAAAAGTTATAAAAAGTGATGCAAAAGAGGTATTTCATGTATAATACTTCTATTGAAACAAAAAACACACGAAAAGGAATCAAGATGAAAAATGTAACAGTAAAGAAAACAACAAAAGGCGAGTATCTAGCAATGGTTCATACAGATACAGTGTTTGGAGTTACTGCATTTAGAATCATTAATAATAGTTATGGAACTTCAAGACAGTGGACATTAACAACTTTGGATGGCAAAGAGTTGAATTCATGGACAACTAAGAAAAGTATGGTTGATTATTTAGCAACAAGAAGTAACGAGCAAATTCTAAACATGATTGAACAGTAATACATAAACACACACGAAAGGAAAAATATGAACTCAGTTCCAACAAATATGCCAGTTTTTAAAGAGTATGAGCCTACTGAAGAAAATTTCTCAATTGGTCATGATTCAAAAGGATTAAGTTTTACAGTTATCAGAGAACATAACGGCTCAGTAGTGGCAACATTGCCTAATGGTTTAAGACCTGAAGAAAAAACATTGGCTAGATTGTTTGCCAATTCACCACAGATGCTAGAGGCTCTAGAATATGTATTAGGCGAGATTGATTTGCCAAAAGATGGCAGATTCTATATTCAAAATATTGTTGATGAAATAAGAGGAGAATAATCATGGCTTGGATGAATCAAGAGAAAAAGGCAAAAATTGCCGCAAAACTCAAAGAAGTTTTAAAACGATGTAAACATTAAATATTCTTTAAGAGTTCGCAATCATTCTTCAATAGTAATGACAATCAAAGAAGGNAACATTGATTTCATTAAGAACTGGGAGCAAGTAAACAACAAATCAGCAGATAGAGAATATCTGCAAGTAAATCACTATTGGATAAAAAAGCATTTCTCTGCCGAGGCTTTAGAAGTATTACAGAAGATTGAAGAAGCATTGAGAAGTGCCGATTGGTACGATAAATCAGATGCAATGGTTGATTATTTTGAAACCGCTTACTATTACAATATTAATATCGGTGATTGGTGCAAACCCTACAAAGTGATTTAATCATTGCGCCACCTAGAACTATGATGTAATATATCCCTGTAATCACTCACAGGGATATTTACAATGGAAATCAAAACATCAAGTCTTGCATCTACAAAGGTGCTTGCATTATTTAAGCAAGAAAAAAAACCACTTACACTCGCTGAAATCAATCAGCACTATCCTGAATTAAAGGCAAATCAAATAAGCATGGCATTGTCATACTTGATGAAAAGCCGTTATTTATCACGAGAGCAAAAGCCTAATCAAAATGCCAAAGGTCGCAAGAATGTGTTTGTATATACACATCACGAAGTAAGATTGCCAAAGCCTGAAGCAGAGGTAGTAAATGCAAATTGAACAAATTGATATTGAGCAATTAATACCTTATGCAATGAACGCTAGAACGCATAGCGATGCGCAGGTTGCTCAGATTGCAGGCTCAATCAAAGAATTTGGTTTCAATAACCCAGTTTTAATTGATAAAGACAATGTATTAATTGCAGGGCATGGGCGAGTAATGGCAGGCCGCAAGTTAGGCTTAAAAGAAGTGCCTGCTATACGCCTTGGGCATTTAACTGAAAATCAAAAAAAGGCATATATTATTGCCGATAATAAGATTGCCATGAATTCAGGATGGGATTATGAATTACTTAGCTCTGAAGTTGAAATGTTATCAAATGAAGATTTCAATTTGGACTTATTGGGTTTTGAAGTAAATGAATTAAACACAATTCTTGGAATTGAAGAAGAAATTAAAGAAGTCAAAGAGGTAAGTGATGATGGTAACCGCAATCTATTATTGATTGAATTTGATAATGAGATTGAATTAGAAAACTTGTTTCAAGAGATGCAAGAAAGGGGATTCAATTGCAAAATTATGAATTAACACTTCAGTCACCAGTCGCAACATCTTTTCGTGCCACAAAAGCCGCTAATAGTTTAGATATTGACCAAGAAAAAAAATCAATTCATCACTTTAAAGTGCAGGCTGATTTAGAAAGCTCTTATAACATTGGTTTAATTGTTGGTGCATCAGGTAGCGGTAAAACCACATTGGCTAGGCATATATTTGGCGATAAGGCTTTTGAAACTTTATTGGATGAATCAAAGCCAGTCATAGACCAATTTGGCGAGAATTATTCTTATGATGAATGTGCATCAATGCTTGCAGGCGTTGGCTTAACTTCAGTGCCTTGTTGGATAAGACCTGCATATACATTGTCAAATGGACAAAAAGCTAGAGCAGAATGTGCCTTACAAATGGCAAAACATGGCGAAGAAGTAACAGTTATTGATGAGTGGACTTCAGTTGTTGATAGAACGGTTGCCAAAGTAATGAGCCATTGTATTAGTAAACACGCTAGGAAAACTAAAAAGAAAATAGTATTACTTGCTTGTCATTACGACATTATTGAATGGCTTAATCCTGATTGGATTATTGACTGTAATAAACAAGAGTTCACTAATCGGAGGTCGCTTTGTCAAGACTTCAAAAGAGATGAGCAACTCAAATTTGAAATCAGAGAAGTTGATAAATCCACTTGGAAATACTTTAGCCGCTATCATTATTTGAGCGAGAAAATGCCAGGCGGTTTTATAAAAACATTTGGTTTATTTCATGGCGATAACCAAATCGGCTTCCAATGTTTTGCCAATTATGTTCCACATAGAGATAAAACAAAACCTAAACAGATGCACAGCAATAGAACTGTAATACATCCTGATTATGCAGGTTTTGGTCTAGGTATATTAGTTATCAATTCCACATCAAAGATTATGAATGAGCAGGGGTATGATGTTCGTGCAAAGTTCAGTAGCACTCCAATTTATTTAAGTATGAAAAAATATCCATGTTGGAAACTATTAGAGATTGCACGAAACACAAACCCAATTAAAAAAATATCTTCACAATCAGGACAACACAGTGCATTTAGATTAGATGTAAAAACATACTCTTTTAAGTATGTCGGATAAATGCAAATACTGTAATACATTAGGAGCTTATGCTATGACCTGCCAAAAGTGCAGGCATAGACTATTAATGAGTGAGCCATGTAAGTTATTACGCAAATATCAAGCAGATTCAATAAAAAAGTATGGTGAGCTAGATAATTGGCAAATAGAACCTCATTGCGGATGCAGTGGTAATATATGTCAAAGATTAAAGAATATGAGATTGGCAAGAGCAAATTGATTAAAGATATAAAACCACAATCTAACTTAGGCAAAAAGTTTTGCGTAGGATGTATGAGATGGATGCTTAACATTGGCGGTAAAGACATAACCACTAATGACGGCTTAAGATATAAATGGTATTGCAAAGAATGTATGAGAGAAAACTATGGCAAAGAAAATAGCTGATACTGAATGGGATGTAATACGCCAAGAATATATTACATCTCAAATTACATTGCGTGACCTAGCGGACAAGCATAATGTGTCTGAAGATGCCGTAGAGAAAAGGGCGCAAAGAGAATCATGGTCAGAAGCAAAACGGAAACTGTCCGCTGAAGTATTAGCAAAGGCAGATGCTAAACTGGCAGAGAGCAGAGCTAAAGAGCTTATTAAGTTTAATGATGAAGATTTAAATGTAGCCAAGGCATTAAGGGCTCAAATTGCTAAACACATCAAATCAGCCATGGCTAGTAATACACCATTAAGCACCCATGANATTAANCGNTTAACAAGTGCCGCCGCNGATGCTCAAAAGATNGGCAGACTTGCTTTNGGTGTTAGCACATCAAATAATGAAGTCACTGGTGCAAATGGTCAGCCACTTGNACCTGTATTAGATAGTTCACTTTGTAGAGTTAATAGGCTAAAGTAGAAAGTTTCCTAAAAAAGTATACAGGACACTATTCAGACCAAGCCGATATAAGACATTCTATGGTGGTCGTGGTTCAGCTAAATCATGGAACTTTGCAAGAGCATTATTAACAATAGCCCACAATAGATGTATTAGAGTGCTATGTGCTCGTGAGTTACAAAATTCAATCAAGGATTCAGTTCACAGACTATTATGTGACCAAATAGAGCGAATGGGCTTAGGCGCACACTTTAGCACTGTAAACAATGAGGTGCGTGGCATTAATGGGAGCTTATTCCTATTTCAAGGCTTAAGACATAATGCCGATAAGATTAAATCACTTGAGGGCGTTGATTATGCGTGGGTTGAGGAAGCTGAAAAGGTAAGCGCAGATAGTTGGGAAATTCTTATACCGACTATTCGTAAAGAGAAATCAGAAATATGGGTATCATTTAACCCTGCCGATGAGCATGACCCTACATACCAAAGATTCGTATTAAACCCACCTGATGATTCAATCGTGCAAAGGGTTTCATGGCGTGATAACCCATGGTTTCCTGAAACGCTTAGAAAAGAAAAAGACTACCTAGCAAGAGTAGACCCTGACGCCTATGCCCATGTTTGGGAAGGCGAAACGATTAAACATAGTGATGCTCAGGTATTGAGTAATAAATGGATTATTGATACATTTGAGGAAGCGGAACTTGGTTATCCATATTTCGGTGCGGACTGGGGATTTGCGACAGACCCAACAGTATTAGTGCAATTCTTTATNAAGGAACGCACAATGTATATTAGGCGTGAGGTTTACGGCTTAGGCGTTGAAACAGTTGATTTGCCTAACCTATTTGANCGCATACCTGATTCGCATAANCATACTATTAGGGCAGATAACGCTAGACCTGAGATTATTTCGCATTTAAGANGGCACGGATACCCAAGATGTGAAGCCGCCAAGAAGTGGGCAGGCAGTGTTGAAGATGGAATTAGCTGGCTTCGTGGCTTAGAAAAGATTATTATTCATCCTGAGTGCAAACACACTATTGATGAAGCAAGACTTTGGTCATACAAAACTGATAGATTAACTGGTGATGTATTACCTATATTGATTGATGCTCATAACCATTGTTGGGATGCAATAAGGTATGGAGCGCAACCAATGATTAAACCTGCGAATACTATGATTATGGAATGGGCATAATGGGAATACTAGATAAATTTTTTAATAGACAAGTTGAGCAAAAGTCTTATTCTGCTCCTCAATTATTAGTAGCCCAATATGGCTCTGCACCTAGATTTAATAACTGGGATACAGACCTAGCGATTAAAGAGGGCTATAAAAATTCAACATGGGTATTCTCTTGCGTAAAGCTAAGAGCAAGCTCAGTAGCTCAAGTGCCTTGGAAGGCAGAGCGTAAAGTTGCAGATGGTTGGCAACACGAACCAAGCTCNGACNTACAAAAACTATTAGACCGCCCTAATCCTGATATGGATAGAGCTTTGTTTTTTAAATATGTAGTTCAGCACTTAGACCTTTCAGGNAATAGTTTTATNTCTAAAGTNCGTGCAGGTTCACAGAATCAGCCTAAAGAGTTATGGGTATTAATGCCTAATCANATTAAGGTTGAGCCTGATACTATTAGACTTGTTAAAGAATACATTTATAAAGGTTATGGCGAGAAGCGTATCCCACCTGAAGATATGATTCAGTTTTTATATCCTGACCCATCTAATCTTTATTTTGGCGTTGCACCATTAATGTCAGTAGCGCAAGCAGTTGATATTGATAACGAGGCAGAGAGATTTCAAAAGGTATCACTACAAAATCGTGGCTTATCAGATATTCACTTTGAAGTGCCACCTGATGCAACGGCAGAGCAAGTAGCGCAAATGCGTGAGATTTATAATAATGCTCAGGCAGGTTCAGGTAATGCTCGCAGGGCTTTATTCTCAAGCGCAAAGGCAACTCCGCTAAATACAAATGCGGCAGAGATGGACTTTATTAACTCTCGCAAGTTTGTTCGTGATGAAATCTGCTCTGCTTATGG